TGACTATAGTTCCTTGTTCATAGCAGTAACAACTGAAGGTGTATTCCAATTCAATCTATCTCTATTGAGATTAGATTTCCAAGCATACACTAATCAGGATAAAGCAGAGTCATTCAACGCAGCAGACTTAGACATATCTAATGGAGTCCAAATCCTAGAATGGTATCCTGACTTTGCCAGCGAAGATGATTACATTGACGCACTCATGAGCAATGGAGATGCCATTGGCTTCGATGAGAGTGAATCTTGGTAAGATTACTTAGGCTACTAGCACTAGTATTCTTGCTGTCGTTTATAGGTGGGGCAGATGTCAAGTCAGCTATCGTGCTGACTGTCGCTGTCCTCACCTTCATTGTTCTGTTCTCCCTCAGGCGTTGACTTCTCAAAGTCTTCGTCTTGATATGGCTTACGCCCACCCAACTTATTAACAAGCCTTTGTATAGCACGCTTATGGCGCATCCTCGCTGCGTCCTCTGAGCCAAGAGATAGATAGTTGGCTATCTCCTTGAAGTCTAGTGACTCAGCATGCCTAAAGAACAGAAGCTTTCTGTCCTCCTTAGAAAGTTTCCAGTATGCTGAGTCTACTTCAAGTAGTAGCACCTGAATATTACCGCCTTCGGCAGGGGCAGATGGTCTGCCACCACCACCACTTAGATTCAACTTCGGTGCGATATGAAAGTTACCCATCAACACAGTCGGTAACAGCACCTCAACTAATCCCGGTTCATAATAATATAAATCACTCACATCATAGCCAACAGTCTTGGCCTTCCACTTCTGACAATAATCCAACGCCTCATTACGCAAGCTAGGAAACTTCTTGTGGTACTCAGAGGCAACAGCCTCAACCACATATTCCCAGCGTTCGATTCTATTCCAGTTCATGGCTTGTCGTTCTTCCACTTTCTCGTTCCAGTTAACAAATCTTCTACAGTAATTAGATAACCCTTAGACTTATTAGGTGGTATCTCGCATGAGATTTCCCTGCCTAATTGCTCGACAGTTTTCTTAAGGATATGGGTCGGGACTATGAAGGTTGACTGCTCAAGGACGAACGCCCAATACGCAGCCTCAGTCACAGATAACCCTGATGGTTCCCATGAACCTGACTTCATATACCAACACTCAGTTTCAATGTAGATGTTGTTGGTAATCCACCACTTCCTGTCGCGCTTTACTTCTACAGTACGCCCACCAGTAAGCAACTCTTCAACAAGTTGTTCACCCTTGCGACCATAGCCAAAGTCTATGTCGAACGAGGAGTTCTTTGCCATTAGTCTAATTCCTTCTTAATAACTTGAATAGTTATACAGGGGTAGCCATCACCACAATGACCACATTCATCTGGGTCATCATCAAATGGTTTATGTAGGTGCACAACAGCTAATAGTGCGTTGCTGTTTTTTGCGTGCCCTTCTATACCGCAGTTGTTTTTCAGCCTGCGAAATCTCATCGGCTTCACTTATCCCACTTATCCCTCAGTACTAGCAGTGCGATGATGGCGTAGTTCGCCAAGTCTTTGAAAGAATCTTCTATTGATTCATACATAGGGTCGCTATGTCTATCAACTAAGTTATTGATACGAGCAACCTTGTCATGGATACGCACACGCAATCCATTGAGCGCACCGCCCGGCGCATCAGCAATATTCTTGGGCCCATAATCCTTGTGCTTCTTTAGCAGGACAGACATGAGTTCATCATATACAATCCTTACATCGTCTTCGAACTGGGTGGGATACGATATGCGTGCTTCCTTGTCAACAGGGGTACGCTTAGTGTTACTGTCAGGGTATCCTCTTCGGACTTGGTCTGCGTAACGTGATAACCCATCCCAACTAGGTGTTCTATAATCTGCCATACTTCCTCACTCTCCAGCCTTGAATAGTTTTCTGACTTCCCCATCAAAATCTTCCATCACACTTTCTACTATGATATCCTCAACAGTCTCACCAATAATCTCAGGGTTAGTTTCTGCTGTGAATAAAGTTATATACGCTGACTGTAGTATCTCTGATATATATTCTTCATCATCTCTGTTATCAAAGAGTGCACGAAGTAGAGAACCAATCATCAACTTGTACCCCCCCGGGAGTATCAATGCAGGGTCGAACTGCTCATCGTCCTCAAGCATATGGTCAACAGCTTCGAAAGCATTGTTGAACTTATACCCACACTCAGGACAACTAGGTAGTTCGTTCTTCTTGAAGTCAAACATTTAGTAGTCCCGCTTTCTGGAGTATTGCATTCGCCCCGTTGCTCGTATAAAATGAGTTAGCGTCTTCTCCGTCGGGGAATTGGACGACAGTAACAGGGAGTTCTCGGGCAAGACTATTAGCGAATTCTTTTCCTGGTTGGTCTCCGTCTGCAAAGACAAAGACTCTTTCAAAATCGGCAAGGAGTCTCGTGTAATGTTTCTTCCAACTATTAGCACCCGGTACACCAACACAAGGAATGCCGACACAAGAACTGAGAGTAAGGGTATCCAACTCACCCTCACAAATGCCAATGAAATCACCAGCACGCTCAATGTCAAGGACATTATACATCTTTGTGTCCGCCCCAGTAAGGCCCATGTACTTCGGCTCCACCGCAGGATTGAGACTGCGGAATCGTAAGTCAACAACACCGGTTTTAGTAATATACGGTATGCTAAGTCTGCCAGTATATATCTCATGTCCCACCTCAGCCTCGACGACTACGCCTAATCGCGCCAGCCGTGCTGTTTCTATTGGAATACCCCTGCTTTTTAGGTAAGCTTCTGCCTGATAAATGTTTTCCTGGTACCTTGCTGTAGCCTTCTCCAACAATTCTTTCTGCGAATTCTTTTGCATCTCTTACTGTAATCCCTTCTTGCTGAGCAATGATTTGCAAACTATTTCCTTGAACTCCGCATGCAAAGCAGATGAAGATATTGCTGTCCAAGTTTGCGGTACCTGATTGGTGCGTATCACCGTGGAATGGACATCGGAGATTGACTTGCCCGTGTGTTCGTCCAAACTTCGCACCGTAGTGGACAAGCACATCTCTAATACTTGGTAAGTCATTCATATCTCTCTCTCATCCATTGCTCTAAATCTTGTATAACCCATGACTTCTCTATGCCATGATTGCGTCGCTTCACTATGACGAAGGCTGGAGGTATGGTCGCCAATCCCCTAGCCTTCGCATAGTTCTTTGCCTCAACCTGCGCTTCGTCCCAAAAGGCAGGCAAGTCAAGTTTCTTTCTATTCTTCAACTCCATAATGTATGTCTTGCCTTGCAAGAATACATACAAATCACCCTCATCTTTGGCGCCAGCTTTAGTAAGACGCTCTGCTACTGCTTCGTGTTCACGAAACCATCGCATCACATCAGTCTCATACTGTGCACCTTTGCGACCATTAGGGTTTTTGGCATCATTAATCTTCTGTATGCACTTGGCAACATGTCTGAGGTATTCAGACTGTGCCATTTCTTTTGCATGAATTTCAAGATAGTCATCATCCATTTTTCAATTCTCCTCTGACAATCCTAGCGCAGAACCTAAAGTTTCTTACGTCAACCCAAGGTTGAATATCTATATTGTTTTTGAGGTAGTCTTCAATCTCTTGCGCTATCTGTTCACGCAATTCTTGTTCACCCATTATACATTCTCCGGTATGTCGTCAACGAACATATACTCAGGGTTAAACGCAATCCATGTCATCAATCCGCCCCCAGCATCTGCTCTGCCATATCTATTCTTAACAGGTGCGACTCCCATGCTTGTTCCAACAACACCGAGTGTGCATATAAGTGCAGGTAGCCAATCCATGTCATCAATCCGCCCCCAGCATCTGCTCTGCCATATCTATTCTTAACAGGTGCGACTCCCATGCTTGTTCCAACAACACCGAGTGTGCATATAAGTGCAGGTAGCTGTGCAACCTTACCCTGTATGGCACTACGCGGTTGACAAGGGGTGCCACTAACAGCTTCGCTAGTGTGATGTAGAACCAACACTGCAGCATTCGTAGCGCGAGCAAGATACTTTAGCTCCTTCATGATAGCTCGCATTGAAGCGAACTCTTCGCCACCATCGGTGGCAACATCCATCAAGTTATCTACCACAATCAGTTGTGGTGGGCATCCCCATAGTTCTTCGAAGGCTTGCACTTCTTCGTCAATATCCTGTAGAGATGGCGCTGATTCGAATGACCATACAATGTGGCTACCCTTAGCCAGTACTGCACGAGTCCAACCTAAATCAGTATTCAATAATTGTTCAACATCACCTTGATTCTTACCACTAATCATAGATGCTAAACGCATAGCCATAGTATGTGCGTTAGTGTCAGCGCTAATGTATAGCGTGGGAACTTTCATCTTTAGCGCAAGAGCAAGGGCAAGTGTTGACTTACCTACTCCCGGCGCTGCTGCGAACATCGACACTTCGCTTCGCCTGAGGACAATCTTGTTCGACTCAAACGCTTTGAAGCATGACGGTAGCGGTTCCCCACCGATACTTGGGCGACCAACGCTTCTGACAAGTGTACGCAATTTCGATTCCTTTTAAAGAGAAGCCGTAGCCAATCCATTACAAACTGACTACGGCTCATTTGATATCCTTATTTAGTTGACTGGCTTGCATTGGTCAGGCGTTCCCTGTGGGGACGGACATGCCCAGAATGCATATGGCTTACCAGTATTCTTGCTAACTCCGCTACGCCAAATGCGTGCACCATGTTTACATGTGGGAGCTGCGGTACCTGACGCTTCCGACACCGGGGTTGGCGGCGAGGAGACTGGAGGCGTGGTGTTTGTAGTGGAATTTGTAGTCGATAAAGGGGCTACATTGTACGCTGCTGCTAGCATCTTGTTTGTTGCAGCAATCTGCGTAGCGTAGTCACCTACACCTTCAAGCAGCACACTGAGTTCATCTGCAGTATTGGCACGGATGTTAATCATATCATTACGAGCTTTGTCAAAGTTTTCAACGAAGTATGTAATCATATCTTCGTTGTACTTTGTTAGGTCAACCATAGTTCCAGTACCAGACTGACGAGCCATCCAGTAGTTACCATACTTGACATCAACATCAAATATCTTTTTCAGTCCTGCCTTGTAGAATCCAAGCTGAAGGCTTGAATCAGGTGTGCGTTGTGAAGTCTTTAAGTCCACAACCACCAACTCACCATCGACTTCAAACACTCGGTCGATGACCATCTTAACAGGAACACCAGCAAACTCAGGTATGATACCTAGTTCAATCGCAGGAACGCCTTGAGGCGTTTTCCAAATCTTCCAATTGGTGTTAGTAGTGCGCCAATCAATGTAGCTCTGTACCCACTCGGGGCCTGCAGTTTGCCAGAATTCTGCGTCTTCTTTGTTAGGACGCTCCTTCGTAGCCCTGCCACCAACCCTAAGCGTTGAGAGGTCGACATCTTTCGTGTACTCATTCCAAGCCTCTTCCCATAATTTCTTACTCAACATGTTGCTTGTCCCATTCTTCGGTAGCCTTGTGGAATGCTGAGCCACCTGCAGACCAGACTGCTGGCTGTTCAGGTATCTCAAGTAGTCGACCGAGATAGTAGAGATAACCACAGTCAATGTATGTAGTCAGTGCTGAGTACGATACATGTCCCGGGATTTTATAATCGTCAGTTAGGTATACTCCCATGGAGTCCTTTCATAAACTTGACATATAATAAATATATTAATATAATTATAT